CTAGAGTTGTAATGTCTGCTCTTTGTGCTGATGGTAAAAATTGTCCAAGTCCTTGTTGTGCTGATGCTAGTGAACCTTGTTGAGTAAATGCTCTATTAGCCGCGGCTTGTGCTTGACCAAAACCTGTTTGTAATAAACCTGAAAGAATTGAAGACCGGTTCCTGTCGCTTGCCGCATCGTACTCTGCTTCAGCAACGCCTTGTCTACCACCACCAAACGCACCCGATTGGTATGCTCTTTGTCCAATGCTTTGTCTTTGCATCGCTGCTTGTCTATCAAAATCTTGTAACGTCGCATCAATAACATCTTGTTGATACGGCGACATAAATTGTTTGTAAGCTTGTGAACCTGTTAAACCTTCCGCTGTTGTTAATGCTTGTTGTGCTGATGTTAAAAAAGGTTGATAAGAACCAACTCCTGATGCTGCTAATGTTGCTGCTTGTGTCTGTAATGCATCTTGTCCTGCAACTTGCGGTGCAAACTTAGATGTATCTATGGGTTTACCAACTTGTTTTGTTAATTGATCTGCATATGTTTTACCAAGCGCTTCTATAAACGGTGCTGGTAATTGTCGTGTTTGTGTAATTTCAGCCATTATCTAATCCTATTTTCTAAACTTTTCATTGTGTCATACATTTTTTGTGCACCTTTTTTGACACTTCCACCACCTGCAGCTCTTACGGCATCAGCTGTAAATACAAATTCGTTCTTACTTAATCTTGCGGGTACGTCATCAGCCCGTTCTTTTTTACCTAGAGGTACAAAGCCACCACTTCGTAAATCCATTTCTTTGCCACCTAGGTTCATTATACCACCATCTTTTTTACCTTCAACCATTATTAATGTTTCACTCACTTCTTCATCGTCTTCACCTTTACGATCCAACATACCAACAGGATCTAAGGAAGCTTTCATACCACTTCTCATTTCTCTGCCCATATCATCAACAGCTTGTTTAGATATATCAGGCAACCTATTATACATAGCTTTAGCCATTTTAAAACTCATACCCATTGGGGTTGCTATTTTGTAAAGGGTCATTGCAATTTGTGTTAAAGTCTTTTTAAGCGCTTCTAGTCCTGTAGGTTTTACATCTTCCATCACAGGTTCTACCTCTACAGATTCCTCTAAAGCTGTTTTACCTTTCGGTCCGACTTCCATCTCATCAACGTCAGCCATTATGATACCACCATCAGCCATAGGTTTTAAATACTCTTTTCCATAAAACTCTAAAATATATTTTCTAATGCTTCCTTTGTAACCCGCTTTTACATTTGCTTTATATTCATTTACTATGTCTTTTGAATAATTACTTAAACCTCCACTTTTGTAACCTATAATACCACCATCTTTTGCTCCCTGGTACTCGATGCTTTGTGATGTAACAAAATCTTCTACTTCATTTGGACTCAAAGCTTGATCACCAAACGTATCACCAACATTACTGTAGTATTGTTTTAAATATGGTTGTAGTCGTATAATTCTGTCTTGATATTCTTCTTCAGTTTCTTCTTCTCCTTTTGCAAGCAAACCACCTAATAAACCTGCTCCTGCCCCAATACCTAATATACCTTTTGTAGTTCCTAAACCTTTTAGTTTATCAAGGAAACCTGCACTTCTTCCAAAGTCTTGAGGTTCACCTAACATAAAATTTTTAGCTTTTAAAAAACCAGGTATTTTATTAAAAGCAAAACCACCTGGACCAAAACCACCACCTAAAGCAAAACCACCTAACCCTATAGCAGCTGCTTTACCTATTGGGCTTTTAAGCACTTTTTTGATGGGTCTAGTAATCTTCTTTACGAGACTACCTAGTCCATATAATTGTCTTGGTTCTTGCATTCTTGAAATTGCCATAATCTTTTAAAATATCCTATTTTTAATCGTTTTACAACTCCTTCGATTGAGCACCAATGTTGATTTGAGCGACTTTTACATGCACATCTCGTCTTATATGTTCTCGTTGAGTAGCAGTATTAGAGTCATTTACATCAGCATCTGCCTCAGCATCTGACATATACTCTTGTCCTGTTTGAGTATTAGTCAAAGTAATCTCTACTTCAGGGGTAATAACCTTAGTTTTTTTACCCTCTATTATCTTAATCTCTTCTTTAGCTTCTTGTTCTATGAACGGCATTTTCCTCCTATGATCGACTAATTTGTAATACAGAAGCGGTCATCTTTATTACATTAGTCTGTGTTGTTTGCATTTTTAATATATCTCCTGCTTCAAGTATAAGGATGTTGTTAAATGTGAGTAAATCAACTCCATTACTTGCAAGAACATTTGATACTTCATATTCAAAATCAGTAGAACTTGAGGCATCAAAAACTTTACTTGTAACATCTAGTGCACTCCCGTGTGTGTTAAACAATTTAATTGTTTTAATAATACTAGTTGTAGCGTCAGGGGAAGTGTACATACTAACGTCACTTCCTGATGCGTTAACCACTGCTTGAATATTCTTGTATACATTAGCCATTAATTTGAAAAGAAAGTAAATCTTTCTGTTTCCTCCTTTTGAGACTGTAAAAAAGTAGAGTTTAATTGTTCAACGATTGCTCGCAATGCTCTGTTAATTTGTCTTTGGTTATCAACTTCGTATTGTTCTTTTGGTTCTGGTAATCTTACTATTATCTTTGTCATTATGTTGATCCTTGTACATCACTAAAACTTTCACCTTTACTTGTATCTGGTCCTTCCATAAAACCTGTGTCATCACGATAAGAAGATTGATACCCACCTGTGCCCATAGCTTTATTAGATGCTGCTAAATTTTTAGTTTGTTTTAGTTGTTCTGCTTCAATAGCAGCTTTTTCTGCTTTTAGTTTTGCCTGTAAATCTAATAGTCCTTTAGTTACTTTACCTTTTTTCTTTGTTATTGTTCTAGCAATTCTAGCTAATCGTTTATCTATAGCAGCTGGAATACCTTTACCAAATGCAGAGGAAATATTATATCCTTGCATTGCACTTTCCACAAGTTCTCCTGTTATTGGATCTCTATAAAAACTTGGTTGATTACCTAGGTTTCCATAAAAGTTTCCTACAACTCTTTCAGCGTCGGTAGGTCCTCGAGCCCCGAACCCTAAAATACCACCACCTATTGCACCTCCCAAAGCACCATAAGGACCTAAAACACCAAACCCTAATTGTGCTCCACCTTTTGATAACATATTAGAAGCTAATGCTTTAACTCCAAAATCTCTAGCTTTACCGAACATACTTTTAGTTCTACCTGCATTAGGAAAAGCTGCATCATATTCATAATCAGGTCTGTCAAAAAATAAATCATCTGTTTGTTTAAAACCACTTGGATTGATACTAGTAATACCACCTCCACCGCCTCCACCTCTTGGAACAAAAGGGTTGTATCCTGGAACACTAGCAGTTGTTGTCGTTGGTGTTCCTGTTGTAGGACCTACACCTTGATAATAATTATATAGATCAAAAACCCTGTTTGGAGTCGGCCTATAATTTTGCATAAAATCAACGTTAGGTTTTACCATTATCTTCTCCCATCAGGTTGTAGATCAATTCTAACTGTTCCAAATCTCCAGCTTTCTGAAGATCCTGTGTTAGCAATCTTAATATTTGCAAATCGACCACGTGCTCTTGTGTCAATCTTCTCTGTAGACGATGTTATCGTAAAAGGACTATAAGTGCTAGTGGTATCTGATTGAGCAGGAAAATTTTTAATACCTACAGTAACCACAGCGTTTCCTGTCAAAACTTTAAAGTTAGGTAATATTCTTCTCATAGCTAGAAAGAACTCTCCACTACCTTTAACATCTAAATCAAAATCATAAGATTTAATATTTGATGCAATAGCTGTAGTTGTTCCATCAGGATTAATTTGATCAGTTCCTACTTCATGTTCAAAATAGGTTGTTTGACCTAACCCTGTTTCACCTATAATTGAAGGGAAAGTTCCTGTGCTTGAACTATCAAATTTAGTTGCAAAAGGTTTTGGGTATACAATAGAGTCAACCCAAGTAGTCCTTGGTTCATTTCCTGTATACCATATTAATCCATTTTGTGGATTGGACTCACCATAATTATAAACAACATATCTGTTATTATAAGTAGAACCTGACGTTGGATACCACCAAACTACTTCTGAAAACAAATTATTAATACCTGCACAAACTTGTTGACCTTTTGTTGTATCAAAATCATCATATACATAATCTTCTACAGAAGATAACAAAGTTTTAACTGTACCATCAAAAGCAAAGAAACCATTGTTACTTATCCAATAAGCAACACCATCAATTTCAACGGCAGCATTCTGTCCTATTAATCCACAGTTAGTACCTACTTGATCAAAGCCAAATGTAAAAGGAGCTCCAACAAACTTCATAGTATAGAGTGCGTTGTCAGTCCAAACTAAAATATTTTCTTTTGCAACTAATGCACCTACAATTTTAGTACCATCCTGTAGTCTCTGTGTACCCGCAGAGTTAATCGCTGTGGGTGTGTAATCATTAATAGACTCTTGATCTGAGAATCTAATAAACATATCGTCTTGAGTTGTTGGATCACCAATTGTTGTTTCTGTTCCAAAATGAATTAAGTGTCTTGTCGTTGGTGATATTAAAGTTGTTCGTGTTGCTGTAGGATTACCTAAATTTCCACTGATAGCTGTAGAAAAATTAGTAGTTGTTTTAGAGGCTCTTGTTGTAAAGTTAGCTGCAATAGAAGAATCCCAAGTAAATGTTTCACCATTCGCTATAGTTGCAACTAATACTTGACCAAAGTTACTCAATGACCATAGCCCTGGTTCTAGGGTAATGGTTGATGCAGATACTGCACTTCCAAAGCCAGCCCATAATGTTGCGTCTTGAACTGTTGCATTAGTAGAATGGGCTTGACCATTTGATGTACCAGGTGTTGCTGTTCCTGATGCACCTCTACCGATAGTTAAAAAATTTGTAGAGTTAGTTGAAGCATAAGTAATTAATTCAGCATTTGGAACTGTGCCAACGGCTATCGTTCCTGCTGATGCAAATCCTGCTGTGGCATCTACAGTCACTGCTGTACCAGATCCACCTGTACCTGCGGTGTCTGCTAGTAATGCTCCATCTAATTCTGTGCTTTGTGATCCTGTAACATTTCCACCATAGTTACCAATACCAAAACCATATCCATATGACTGTGCGGCAGGACCAACAGTTTGATAAGGTTCAACTATACAAGAACTTCCTGAAGTTAAATCTGAACCACCACCATTAGCTTCTGCTGATGGCGATGTAATTGTAAAAGTTGTAGACGTTGGAACTGTTATAACTTGGCAAAGTTTATCTTCAAAAGTTGAAGCAGCTATACTAGAACCTGTTGGCATTGTCACTGAATCTAATTCAATAATATCTCCTACTTCTAATCCATGGTTTGTTGATGTTGTAATAGTAACAGCCGTTCCTCTAGTTGTACTCGTGATTATAGTTGAACCTGTAAAAGTTGTTTGAGCTCCTGCGTTATTACTTCTAAAAGGTGTGATGTCATACAAAGCACCTTCAAAGTAAATAAGTAAAAATTTATCTGTGCCTATTGCTACATATCTATTACCATCAAGGTCAACAAATGCGTGTTGTTTTCTAGCAACACCTACAATTGTATCGGGAAGTAGTGAAGACCATCCCCCAACTTTTTCAGGGAGATTATATCTAAAACGAACATTATCAGAATCTACCCATCTGTTTTCTGCACCGACAGAAGTATCTTGTTTATCGATTCCTGACCTAAATTTAAAATCAATGAGAGCCATTAATGTAGCCCCTATGCTGTATTAGTTTTAAATGCCCAACCCCTTGTCGCATCTACATACACCAATGTAATTGACTGACCAGCTGTGCTTAAAGTTAAATCAGAAGCTGATGAGTTAATAGGTTGACCATTTCTACCAATAGTACAATTATTTGAAGAAAAAGTTCCTCTTGTATCTAAAACACTAACTTCATCTCCAACAGCAGGAGACGAAGGTAAATTTATTGTAATTGGATTGGCTGTTGTGTTAGCAAAAATTTGTGCCCCTGCCACCGTTGTGTAAGGACTATTAGAATCAGTTATTGTTTCGTAACCTTTTTCGATAATAGATGTAACTGTTTCTGTACCGTTAGACTTACAAAGAATAGTTGATCCTGGAGGTATTGGTTGTGCTGTTCCACTAGCTGTCAATACACTTAAAGTTCTGTTTGATGTTCCTCTAACAGTATCATCTTTAATAATCCAAACTCTAGTAACACCAGAACCACTTGGCATAGTTAAAGTTCTGTCACCTGATAAAGTTCCAGTTAATCTTAAATATGCATTTTTACCATTTGATGCAGCACCATCTGTTAAATCTAATGTAACACTAGCGCCTGCCATATCTACGTCTAAAGCACCTGATGATCCTTGTTCTAAGATTTGTAAATTTGTATTAGTGATTCCACCCCATTGTCCGGCTTTCTCACCTGTTGTTATAATTTCTAGTTTTAAGTCTGATGAATAAGTTGATGCCATATTAATTTGTGTCTATTCGTGTCCAAACCATGTCTACGCCTGGAACAATTTCACTCCATGTTATTGCCGCAACTTCGCCTGTATCCACAGCAAATGAGGTTGTAGTTAAACCACTATTTACATCTATATTGCAGTCAGCAGTTATTGTAACACTTCCTGTTGCTAAGGTCAATTGGTTTACAGAAGGTGTAAAATCAACACTTGTGCTAACATTAGCAGCAGGTAGATTAGTAGTTAATGTTACCTGACTACCTGTAGCAGTAAAATTAGAATCAGCTGTAATAGTTAAAAGACCAGAACCTAATGTTAATCTATTAGGATTAGGTATTTCGGTAATTGAGTCTGCTGAAATAGCAAAGTTACCTATATTTATATCTAATTGATTACCACTTACGACTACTTGTACGTCACCAGCTGTTTGTGCTGTAGCGAACGGTAATGCTGATATTGCGTCAAATCCTAAACTCATAAATAATCCTTAAAAGGAGACAGGGGGTATGTGGTGGTGCCCTGTCTCCATCTAAAGATTATATACTATATTTCTATAGTATCAACTCCGTTAAATCAGAATTAGATCCTACAGTTCCTTTATAAA